ACAAGATGGTACCAGCAACAGATTTTACGACTAAGGTATACAAAGAAGACTGCGGGCAGTGGTCTGAACCAAATGAAGAAGATTTGATTGAAAAAATGAGATGGTGTTATAACAATCAAGACGAAGTAAAAAAGATGGGTAAGTATGCTGCAGAATACGTAAAAGAAAATTGGACATGGGACAAAAAGATTGATATGTTTACACAAGCTTTAGACAAACATTTATGATATTAGATACGCTATGCATATTGATAGAAATAGATTGTAAAGACTTACAAAGAGAACTTAAGATTTTAGCTGAAGCAATAAAAAGATTTTATGAACAAGTTTAAAGAATACTGGAAGTCAGAAACTTTTAAATTCTCTGTGAAGATAACACTAGAAGGTGGTATTGTAGAAAGAGCAGATGTAAGAGTAGTTTCAAGTGATGTTAACGAAGCAAAACAAGATGTGTTAGATGCAACAAAAAGAGAATTTAGATATAATGATGTTAAGAACATAGAAATAACACAATTATGACATTTATACCAGAGAGCGGATATTTTAAAACACCGAATACTACACCAGCCGGAACTTCAAAGAAAGTTGCTTTTGACAACCCTTATTTGACTAAGGATGAATATATTACAACCTCAGAAGCAATCGGTCTTGGTATTGATGCAACAGATCCTAGATATTCATCTGGTGAATTAGAGCGTAAGATACTTGCTGCTTCTGCTGCAGTTAATCGTTATTGTAAAAGATATTTTGATACTCAAACAATTGACGAGACTAAGACTGGCTTTACAGTCAAGCCGATGAATCCTAGAATGGTCTCTAATATTTTAAGAAACGGACCATATCAAAAAGTTAATAGTGTATATCTTCAAGTACTGAATTGGTTTATTCAGATTGATATTGCTAATCAAGGCTATTTTCAAGACTTTCCAGACTATGGCTACTACAGATTAGTTCCATTGCTAAGTACTGCCGGAACTGGCGTACCATTACCTGCTGCTATAGTTGATAAAATTCCGTTAGGTGTGTTATGGACTAATTATAGATTCGGCTATGGCGAAGACTATTTTGGCGATACTCTTCTGAAGGTAAGTTCAGAATGTAAACAATATCAAGCAATATTAGGAAAGCGCTTGTGGGCACCTAGAGAGCCAACTAAAGTGTATGTAAATGCAGTAGAAGTAACTTCTGGATTTAGTATAAAATATACGGATGGCTTGGTTGAATTTGACAATCCGCAAGGCGCAAATGATATAGTTACTGCTGACTTTACAACAAATGAAACTATCCCAGCAGATATAAAACAAGCTGTTATATTAATGGTAACATACTCTTTGGGACAAGCTGCTCAAAATGCACTTGGTGCTACTAGCTATTCTATTCAGACGTATAGCATAAGTTTTGGAAGTGAAAATGCTATAGAAAAAAGATGGAAGGAACTATTAGACCCTTACGTATTAGAATATCCTCAACTCATATGATAATAAAAAAAGAATCTCTTATTGCTGCATTAGCAAGATTTAGAGATGAGATACAAAACAAAAAAATTGACAGAAGTGAATATATGAAGATTCTTTCTATCTTTGCTGATGCGTATAAGCGTAGTTTTGATTATGATTTGGCTTTTATGAGAGCATTTGATGAGCTAAATGTTGCTACTTCTAGAAAGTCATTTAATCACTATTGGAAGACTGTTATAGGTGAACACGATGGCTCCTAGAACATCATCAGAACACTTTAAAATCTGAACTAATATAAACTTATGCTTCCGAGTATTTTCGTTGATAGAGTGACAATCAAGAGAAGAATTGATACAATCTCTGCATCTAGAGATGCTTTGAACAACCCAGTGTATGGTGATCCTGTAACGAATAGCCCTTGGGATGTTATCTATAAAGATATGCCTTGCAAGTTGGCATTTTCTAGTAAGGAAATGGTGTTCGTATCTACTGGTGAACGTGTTACACCTGGAGGCATAATGTATATTCCTGCTAAATTTAAGATCTATCAGAACGATAGAGTTTATTATCAGAACGGTAATAAGACAATTCAATGGATCATTACTGATGTAGCACCTGGCTATTTGATGGGTAAGACTTTAAGTCATTTTGAAGCTAAATTAATTTTGCCATAGTATGAATAACTTTAAAGAATTTTGGAAAGCATTAGTGGGACCAGCTAATTGGACTAGAACAAAATCAGCTGATCTTAAAGTAGGTGATAAAGTTCAAGGAAGTATGGGCTACTCTAAGATAAGAAATATAAGAAGACTTTTTCCTAAAGAAAAAAACGATCCTATCGGAATAATCTATAGAGTATTTTTAGATGATGGTAGAGTCTTTAGTCTTCTAGAAGTGGAGAGCTTGACGATATCAAGAACTAAAGACGAATTTGAATAATATGGATGATTTCAAGAAATATAGAAGAGGTGATAAGCTGAAAGTATATAATAGCAAAGAAGGTACATTTGTAGGAGAATTTCTAAGAATAGATAATGCAAGATGGGGAAGCAAAAGAAAGTCAGAACCGACTTTAGTCATTATTACTCAAGAAGGTACATTAGCAATGCCAATGAGTGATATATCTAAAATAGAGCATATACAAAAAGACGAAGTAAATTTTAAAGAATTTTGGAAATCTAATATGACATTACAAAGTCCTTCTTATGGTGTTAAAGGTACTCCTCAAGATAAGATAGAGTTTGAAGAGAGAAAGGAAGGTGTATATTTTAGAAGAGCCGGTCACAGTTGGAAACTAAGCAAGTATAAGACGCTAGAAGATGCAAAGTTTGATTTAAAAATGAAAGAAGGGCTTATAGAATTATGAGTGAATTCAAAAAAATTTGGAAAGATAATATGTTAAGAATTTCTGGCATTCTAGATGACTATGATCTATTGTGTGTAGCATGTAAGAAAAGAAAGAGAATGCCAATGAGACTTTTATGTGAAGTCTGTCAAAAAAAGTCAGATATTTGTAAAAAGCTGTCTTATGAGTTAGACAGAAAGTTGACTAAAGAAGAGCTTTTAAAAATATGGGCTGATTCTTCAGAAGCTTTTAGAGCTGGCTGGTTTTAAATAATATGAATACTTTTAAAGATACATGGAAAACATTTAAGAAGTATCGTACAGTAGATGTTAAAGTTAACACGCCAGAAAAGAAAGATGCAGATACTTTGACGTTTGAAGAAAGAGAAGATGGCGTGTATTTGAAGAGAGGACATGTCTATACTCTAACGAAATTCAAGACTTTAGAAGAATTAGTAATAGTATTAAAGGTGTTAGATGTAGATCATTTATTATGAACGATTTTCAATATATATGGAAAGCAATAAATAGTGACAAATTATCCGCTCAAGAAATAAGTGAGATTAGATCTACTATCAAGAATTTCAAAGACAACAAGATTACGTTTAAACAGTTAATGACTAAGATAAAATCTTATAAGAAATTAGATGAGCCATACAAAATACAGCGTGTATTAAGAACTGAGCTTTCTAGAAATGAGACGTTAGAGACTAAACAAGATGCAAAAGAAGAAGGCATAAAGAAATTTAAGATTAGACCAAGCCCAGGCGCTTGTGAAAAGTGTCTTGAGATGTCTGGAAGAGGCAAAAAGATATTTACTGAGAAGGAACTTAAAAAAGACGGAAAAGAGCTTGTGCCATTTCACCCTCAGTGCAACTGTACTCTTATAGAATATTATGATTGATACACTAATAAGAAGAACTGCGTGGAATAAAGGACTACCGAAAGAGCAACAGCCTGCATTTGGTAAGATACGTTCTAAAGAAGTTAGAATAAAGATAAGTAATTTTCATAAAGGCAAAACTCTTTCTGCTGAGACAAGAAAGAAGATATCTGACTCTACTAAGTTAGCAATGAAACGTCCAGAAGTGTTAGCTAGATTTATTGAAGGGACGAAAAGAAGAGGTATTACATCTGGTTCATTTGTTAAAGGGCATGCATTTACAGAAGAAACTAAAAGAAAAATATCTAACACTCTAAAAGGCAGAAAGTTTGGACCTAAACACACTGATGAATTTAAACAGAGACAAAGAGAGAGAATGATAAAATCTAACCCTATGTTTTCTAAAAAGACAGTTATAAAGACTTTAAAAACTAGAGAGAAAAGAGTACTAGGCTATAAACATTTTTGTAACACTTCTATAGAGAGGAAGCTAAAAGAAGAGTTAGATAGAAATAAGATTATGTATAAGGCTCAGAAGAGAATAAAAGCTTTTTCAGTAGATTTTTACATACCATCTATAAAGCTAGTAGTTGAATGCGATGGTGAATATTGGCATAATTATCCATTCGGCACAGAAAGAGATCGTTTTAAAGATAAAGAACTTAAGAAACTAGGATATAATGTAATAAGATTTTGGGGAAGAGACATATTAGATGACACTAAAAGTTGCATAAGAAAAATAATGAAATATTACGACTAAAATGTTAATAGGAAAATCATTTTCTATAAATACAGATAATTTAGATAAACTTATAAAACAGATAACTGTTGAAACTAAAAAAGATATAGATGGAAAGATTTTAAAAATTGTAAAAAATATTACTGAAGAAGCTTATGCAGTTGCTAAGTCAAAAAGACCAGACATAACTAATGAAAGCGGTCTTAAAGTGTCTGATCCTACTGCAGCGTATGGTGTTCCAGTAAGAACTGGCGTTTTAAGAAGTTCTATAAAAAGAGAAGTGAAACAATCTAGTGATAAAACGATTGGAACAGTCTATACAGACAAAACTGCGCCATATGACATCTGTTTAGAATTTGGCACAAGCAAAATTGCTCCCAGACCTTTTATGGGAGATTCTTTAAGAGAGATACAGCCTAAAATTAAAGAAATTCTAAAGAAATAATATGTTAAATGTATCTAAAAAAATAATATCCTTATTAAAAGCAGACTCTTCATTGACAACTATTGTGTCTGCTTCTAATATGTTTGTTGGACCGACTGATATAGTAGAGGAGAAGATGTCAGAACTGTATATGCCTCAAATTAATGTCCAGCAAATAGGAGAGACTAGTAGAACTGTGCCATCTGGTGTAAGAGACACTATTTTACAACTAGACGTTTGGTCTATGAATAGTCAGTTAGAAGTTGAAAATATATCTGAAATAATAATACCGTTGCTAAATTATGAAATAACAGATGAGTCTACTTCTCATATATATTGGCTTAGAATGAGTGGCAATGCAGATCAATATGAAACAGATCGCAGGATATGGCATAGAGCAATTAGATTTAATGTGTGGTGTCAGTAAGTATGAAAAAGCATTATAATTAAAGTAATAGAAAGGTCGTTAGACAATTATCAATTAATAAATAAAAGAACATGACAGCATTTATAAATAACGGCAGCAATGAAACGCAACGAATAGTGTTTAACTCTGGAACGTTAGATTTTGGTGGAAATCGTTTAGTAGAACTAGACAGTTTATCTTTGAACGTAGAATGGGGCATTAATACTCTTTATGTGTTGAATTCTATAAAGCCTCAAGATATAGCACGTCATACACAAAAGGTCTCTTTGACTGGAAAGATAAAATCTTTTTCTCCAGCATTAGAGTCCGCAGCTTACGGATCTTCTTCAATTGGAACACCGAATGAATTTGATACGTTAGACGGACAACCTACTTTAGTTAGTCCTGTGCTTAGCGTGTATGATAGAAACGCAAAAGAAATTCAATATCAACTTTCTGGTGCTTTAGTTAAAAAGCTAGGTCTTTCTGCTAGAGCAGAAGAATATGCAGAATTTGACTTTGAGCTAGAAGCAAAA